AGTAAATTTTTTTAATTCAAGTGATTCAAATTTCAAAGCAACAGTAAATCTAAATGATGGAGAACATCTTGGATTCATAGGCATTACTGTATGTGGTATATTACCATCAAAAATAACAATTCTACCAGGTTTAACTTCTACAGTTGTTTTAATATTTCCATCCTTATCATAAAATATAGTATGTCCGCCCCAATTATATTCCCAATGTTGATTAGCATAATATAGTAAAGTTTTACAAGGATAATATTTACCATCCACATGCATACGATTTACATCACCATGTATTCCCAAATTTACATATCCTCTATCAAAACCATAAGATACTGAAGAAATATATTTTCGTATTACATTAAGAGAACCAGAACCTTCTTCTAAAAGATTTTCTATAATAGGATGTTCATGATCCAAATCACTCCTCAATCTTTTATCTGCAATACCTTGAGCGTCATTAACACTACTATTACTAATTTTGTATGACAACATACAACAATCAAAGTAAATATTAATACGTTTATTTAAATTAACAACATCATCAATGATGATCACTTCACTATCATCATCATATTTAATTATTTCACTTTTCATAATAAAAAAAATTATAAAGGAATGTTAAAACCTACTTCTGTGTTATCGTAACCAGACGGTAATGCTTCTGGTGGAACATCTTGTCTTGGATATTTTTGTAGTATAGCATATAATTCATCAACTGTCGAGCAAGCATCTATTTCAGTTTGCATTGTATTATATGTTGCACGTATTCCAACACGAGATGCCTCTGCTGCATCTGTCGCTGTACCTGGTATTGCTTTTGCTATAACATTATCATGAGGTGCAAATTGATTATATCTTCTATTGCGTCTTTTTCGATGTGCTATTTTTTTAGCTCTAGCTAAATCATATGTACATTGTTTAGTATCAAAATCATATGATGTAATTGCACCTGTTAATGTTAATGCTGTTGATCCAATTCCAACATTTAAGTATTCATCATACTTATCAATATCTATTATTTCATACTTAACTCCTGCAGGAATGTCCTTTGCAGCAATCTGGGATGTTGTTAATCCACAATCCATACTAGGATTTACAAAAAGAGGTAAAGGACATACTGAAAGTATTGCTGTAGTTCCTATACCTGTACTACGTTCACTTTCAGGAACTGAAACTACTTTCATAAATTCCCAATTTTCAGCAATAATAATTTGAGTTGCTTCTGCCATTTTAATAACCTTTTATAATGTTTAATTAAGTATCAAATACCGTCATATGAAGGTCTGAATAGTGTTCACGAACCCCCGAATAATCAGGCCACACAGAAATTCCAAAACCTTTTAATTTAAAGGATCCACTACTTAAATTATATGCATGAACTAGAACTAAAGTTCTAGTATATGGTAAAGAATTAACATGCTCAGTATAATTATATCCACCAACTTCATACTTACCAGTAACAACAACAGTATAATTTGAACTGCCAGTTCCTGGTGACAAGTTTACAGTCATACCACCATCATAAGCATCATTTGCATCATTACCAGCCATATTTCCAGTAATACTACTTACTCTGTAGTTATTTTTTAAACTACCAGTATTCTGCCCATTGCTATAACTAGGGGGAGCTAGTCCTGTTATACTTGCAAAGGCACTCAAATAACTAGGTCCAGTTGGTCCTTGATTTCCTTGTGGACCTTGATTTCCTTGTGGACCTTGATTTCCAGGATTTCCTTGAGGTCCTTGATTTCCTTGTGGACCTTGATTTCCTTGAGATCCTTTATTGCCTTGGTTTCCTTGGTTTCCTTGGTTTCCTTGGTTTCCTTGGTTTCCTTGGTTTCCTTGGTTTCCTTGTGGACCTTGTGCTCCTTTGTTTCCTTGAGGTCCTTGGTTTCCTTGGTTTCCATCATTTCCTGGAGTTCCATCATTACCATCATTACCAGGATTTCCTTGATTTCCTTGTGGACCTTGTGCTCCTTTGTTTCCTTGAGGTCCTTGGTTTCCTTGAGGTCCTTGTCCACCAGGACCTTGTGCTCCTTTATTACCTTGTGGTCCTTGATTACCTTGTGGTCCTTGGTTTCCTTGTCCACCTTGATTTCCTTGCGGTCCTTGTGCTCCTTTTTGACCTTTATTGCCTGGAGTTCCATTATTACCATCATTACCATCATTACCATCATTTCCATCAGTACCTGCAGGACCTTGTGCTCCTTTATTGCCTGGAGTTCCATCATTACCATCATTTCCATTATTGCCATCATTTCCATCAGTACCTGCAGGACCTTGTGCTCCTTTATTGCCTGGAGTTCCATTATTGCCATCATTTCCATCAGTACCTGCAGGACCTTGTGCTCCTTTATTGCCTGGAGTTCCATCATTTCCATCAGTACCTGCAGTACCTTGTGCTCCTTTATTGCCTGGAGTTCCATTATTGCCATCATTACCATCAGTTCCATCAGTTCCATCAGTTCCTGGTTCTCCTTTTTGACCTTTATTTCCTTCTCCCTTCTGACCTTTTTCTACTTCTCCCTTCTGACCTTTTATTGATTCACCTTTATTTCCTTGTTGTCCCTTTTGACCTTTTTCTGCTTCTCCCTTTTGACCCTTGGTTGAGTTATCTTCTCCTTTTTGACCTTTATCTCCTTCTCCTTTTTGACCTTTATCTCCTTGCTGTCCTTTTTGCCCCTTTTCTGCTTCTCCTTTCTGACCTTTTTCTACTTCCCCCTTTTGACCTTTAACAGATTCACCTTTTATACCTTTATCTCCTTGTTGCCCCTTTTGACCTTTTTCTGCTTCTCCTTTTTGACCTTTTTCTACTTCTCCTTTTTGACCTTTAACAGATTCACCTTTATCACCATCCTCACCTTTTTGACCTTTTTCTGCTTCTCCCTTTTGACCCTTGGTTGAGTTATCTTCTCCTTTTTGACCTTTATCATTTGCTTCACCTTTATCACCATCCTCACCTTTTTGACCTTTATCTCCATCTCCTTTTTGTCCTTTAGTGGAATTATCTTCTCCTTTTTGACCTTTATCATTTGCTTCACCTTTATCTCCTTGTTGTCCCTTTTGACCTTTATCTCCATCTCCTTTTTGTCCTTTAGTGGAATTATCTTCTCCTTTCTGCCCCTTTTGCGTATCACCTTTCTGACCTTTTTCTACTTCCCCTTTTTGACCCTTTTCACCACCTGAAGGTCCTATATTACCTTTCTGACCTTTATCACCAAATCCTTTTTGACCTTTATTACCCTGTGCTTCTACATCACCTGCTAAACCTTTTTGACCTTTATCTCCTTCTCCTTTCTGACCTTTATCACCAAATCCTTTTTGCCCTTTTTGCCCTTTATCTCCAACTTCTCCCTTTTGACCTTTATCTCCTTCTCCTTTCTGCCCCTTCTCAGCTACTTCTCCTTTTTGACCTTTATTACCCTGTGCTTCTACATCACCTGTTTGACCCTTTTGACCTACTTCACCTTTCTGTCCTTTATCTCCTTGTTGTCCTTTATCTCCTTGTTGTCCTTTCTGCCCTTTCTGCCCTTTCTCACCATCTTGCCCCTTATTACCCTGTGCTTCTACATCACCTGTTTGACCTTTTTGTCCTAAAGTACCTTTATCTCCTTGCTGTCCTTTTTGTCCCTTTTCAGCTACTTCTCCTTTTTGTCCTTTTTGACCACCTGAAGGTCCTGTATTACCTTTATCTCCAGTATCACCTTTATCTCCCATACCACCAGCATTAGCAAGAACCCATTGAGCACTAGTACCATCATCATAATATATGAATAAATCTCCAGTATCACTTTCCCACCAAAGTTCTCCTGTTTTAGGACTTAAAGGAGGACCATCCTGCACAGTAGTAGGAATGATTGTCATAGTAGCAGCAATTCCTAAAGGTTGAGCAGCAGCAGTAACAGCAGCCCCAACAAAATTTAATTGAGTAATACTATCAGCAGTACCAACTAAAGTTCCTTCATCATAAATGCTAATAGCACCTGGAACTAATCCACCACCTTTAGGAACCCAATATCTTCTACCAGGATGACCAGGTACAGATATTATTTGATATTGATTACCAATTGGTGGAGCTTCATTGTTTATACCAGTATACTTAGATCTTCTTTGTATAGCATTATTAGAAGAACCAACAAAAACATGTGGATTTACATTAGTGGATGGTACATTATCTAAAATCTGTAAACTAAAAGTATTTGCAGTTACACCACTAATTTTAACAAATTTTCCACTAATAGGATCAGTAGACCTTGGATAGGTTTTAGTTTGACCCCCAGAAGCAGGACCAACATAAGCAGTAACAGTAGTTCCTGTAGTTTCACTAACTGCTATTGGGGTATTATAATATGGATCAGTTGTTCTTGGATAAGTATGACTTGTTTGATTATTATCAGCAGTACATGTAAATGATAACTTGTTAGCACCAATAGTAATAGTAGTTTCTGCATGTTTAATAGAATTTGGTGCACTACTAACATAAGTATGAGTACTAGTATTAGTAGAAGGAATTGTACTTAATACCTGAATATCAAATGTATCTGTCTGAACATTAGAAATTTTAACCCATCTATTACTAATAGGATCAGTAGATCTTGGATATGCAGTTGTTACATCACCACTTACAGCACCAACATCACAGGTAATAGTACCACCAGATTGATCTACAGCAGTTATTGCAATAGCAGTATTATATGCAGGATCAGTTGAACGAGGATATGTCTTAGTAGCAGTATCACCATCAGCAGTACAAGTAAATGATAACTTATCAGCACCAATGGTTACTGTATCGCTAGTTGTAAAACTATGTGATCCAATGGTCATTACACAAAGACCAGTATCAGGATCATATACTGCATTGGTTACATCTTTTTGAACACTACCAGCAGTAATTGTAATAGCATTAGTTGATGTTCCACCAACCCACGTATGTGCTGAACCTACACCATATTGACATTTAAATGTAACTGCACCATCATTAAGATAAACCCAATCATCATTACTAAAATTATGACCTGTAATCTTTAAGGTCATAATACCAGTAGTTGGATTATAACTAGTACCCGATTCTGCCTGATGAGTGGTAGGAACAGGCAAAGTATGAGATCCAATAGTTAAAGTTACAATACCTGTTATAGGATCATATAATGCATTAGTAACATCATAAGTACTGCCACCAGTTACAGTAACAGCATTAGATGATGTTCCACCATCATAATTATGTTGTCCACTACCATAATTACAACTAAAAGAAAGTGAATTATCAGCAATCTTTATAGTATCACCATTAAAAAATTTATGATCATTAATAGTTAATGTGAGAACACCTGTATTAGGATCATATGTAGCAGCAGATGGTGTATGAACACTAATTATATTTGGATCGCCTAAATTAGGTTCGGCTTGCTCTATTCCAAGATATTGATACCTATCATCTGTAATTTTATCTTGCGGGTTTTTGGGAACCCTTCCACTAATATACTTTACCATAATTATGTCGTACTATTCTCCAATATACTTGCTATAAATTCCATTTGTAAAGGAGCAGCATAACCACCAGCAGAACTTACTCCAACATTAACAGTAAATGAATTTGCTGCTGCTCCACTAACTACTAAATTTTCTCCTGAAGCAGGGTCAGTAGATCTTGGATAAGAATGTTCTGTTCCTCTATTATCCATAGTACATGTAAAGAACAAACTATTATCAGTAATCCTTACTGTATTTCCATTTTGAAGAGTATTAGCAACTGTTACTACCAAATTTCCATTATCAGGATCATAAGTAACAAAATCTGGAGTATATTTTGTTCCTGTTGCAGATCCAGTTATTTGTTCAATGGATCTATATCTCGATCTAACATAAAAATGTTCTGCACGTTTATAAACATGTGGATATCCTTTTGATGTACCTACAATAGCAGAAAATGTCTTTGATACTCCAACATTAGCATCATTAACATCATCTACTATAGTATCAACCATAAAAGATTGTTGAGGATCAGGGAATATTGTAGTTGTAATACCAGTACTTCCAGTACAATTAAATTTCATACCACTCATACATATAGGATTACCAATATCAAAATTATGTGGAGATGCTGTAGTTACAGTAGCAATTCCTGAAACTACATCATAATCTACATTATTAATAATACCAACATTTTCTTGCGTTGATTCTATATAAACCCTATCTAAAACTAATGGTGTTTTTTCTAAAACTAATCTACCATCAACCAAAATTACAGCATCATTTGGTGGTATTTCTACATCCTTTATTACTCTTACATCTCTAGTATTTTTTGTGCTTCTTGATTCTCTTCTCTGAATAAGTGTTACTGTTGGATAAGTAGTTCCAATACCAACATTTGCAACCTGTGCATAAAGTAATAATGAAGAAACTCCTGTAGGAACCTCATACAATTTTTGTAAACCTGGTGCTACAGGAACAGCGACAGATATAAATTTATTTACTGGTGCAATTGCCATCTTTTATCTTAATGCTAATATCAGTGGTGTTAATTGTGCTTGTATTGCTCTATTGAAATCCCGACCTCTTATAGTAGATGTAGTTTGATCAATAGTTAAACCATCGCCAATTCTAAAATTACCTTTTTGATCCGTGCTAGTAAATGGACATTGTCCACCATTAATTGCAACTACTTCATTTTCAGGTATAGGTTTACCACCTTGGAATGGGTTAGCTGTATTTAGGTCTACACCAGCACCAATATATTCAAACGAATGTGAACTAGTTATAATTCTACTTAACCTAACAAGTTCAACTTTTGTGCCTAGTTTTACTTCATAAGGAATAAATTCATTCATTGTAATCGCAGTAAATCCAACATTATCATGTCCTGTTGCTTCACTAACAGTATATAAAATAGGATCTGTATCAACATCTGCAGTTGCAGAACCAGGAATAGTTACAGTTATGTTTTGAGTTGGTCCTGTTCCAGTACTTGGTAAATAATTTCTACCACTATTAATAACATCAATAGAAGTTATAGTTCCTGCTGCACTCACATTTGGAGAAAATTCTGGTAGTATTCCCTCTGGACCTAATGGTTCCTGATCCACAGTAATAATTGGTGGTGCAGATGCACTATATTCACCAGGATTACCACCATTAGTAATTTTAAGAGATCTAACTAATTGTAATGGTTGTGATATAGTACCAGTAGCAGGAGTATCCTCAAAATCAGTTAGATTTATATGAAAATAAACACCCTGTCCATCAAATGGAGTTCTGAATTGTCTAGGTGAATTAAAATCACGAACAGTATTAACTTCAAAAACATCTGATTCTGCAATAGATGTAGTTTTCATTACACCATCAAATTCTACAGCACCATATCCATTAGAATATAAACCATAATTACCAAATGATGAGTTAGAGTTTGTTAAATCACATTGACCACCTGTATCACAATAGATTCCTTTATCACATCCAATAGTAAAGATAGAAACTAACTGAGCATATGCATTGTTTGTAAGTGATACACCAATACCAGATTCATTATATTGTGTAAATGAATCACAAACCATACTCTTAATATCTTGTCCTAGATTATTAGTTCCACTAAAGTTAGCATTAGCATGATCACCATTAATCTTCATACCAACACTAGCAGTCATAAAGTTAGTACAGTTTCTAACATATGGTGACTTCCATCTACCAGATGCACCTTCATTTGCTGGACCAACAGAAGTATATCCATTCACTGCCTGAAAATCTGTTCCAGCATTTATAGATGCTTGTGTTGGTGGGAAAGCAACAGCACCACATCCAACATGTGTTGTTGCAAGAGTTTCTCCAGAAAAACTAAGATTTTCAACCAAACATCCTCTTCTAACATGGAAAAAATCTTTATTAGTATTTTTAGGTATTAATGTAACTAATCTCAAATCTTCTCCAGATACTGCAACATCATTTCTTAAACCTATAGGATTATCTTCAACATAAATTCCAGAACGAACTTTAATAGTATCTCCTTCCTGTGCTATTGCTGCAGCAGCACCAATTGTATGCTTTGCATCACCTTCTAATAATCCACTGTTAGTATCACATCCATTCTTAGTCACCCATATAGTTCTCTTTGTTTGAACTCCAGATGGTCTCCAAGATACACCAGCACCAACACCACCTACATTAAATGAAGATAATCTATAATCAGTTTTACATATTCCAACACCATTATTATTAAAATAATCAATTATATGATTTTCTAATTCTAAAGTTCCTATAAGTTTGGTATTTTCTCCTACATTTAAATTCTTTTCAATACCAACTCCACCTTCTACTACAAGAGCACCAGTGTCTTTGTCATCTGACTGTGTATCACCCCAAATCTTAGCATCATCACCAACATTCAACTTCTTCTCAATTCCAACACCACCTTCTACTATAAGAGCACCAGTATCTTTATCAGACGAATCACTATCACTACCTACAAATAGTTTCTTCTCAATACCAACTCCACCTTCTACAACTAAAGCACCAGTATCTTTAGATGTTGTATCAGTATCACTACCTACAAATAGTTTTTTCTCTATACCAACACCACCTTCTACTATAAGAGCACCAGTATCTTTAGATGTTGTATCAGTTTGATCCCATACTTTAGTAATACCACCTACATTTAACTTCTTCTCAATTCCAACACCACCTTCTACTATAAGAGCACCAGTATCTTTAGTAGTTGATTCTGTGGTTCCAAAGATATGTTCATCACCACATACATTTAAATCTCCCTGAATACCAACACCACCAGCAAAAATACCAGAACCAGTTGTACAATCAGTAGATACTGTTGTTGAATCTACCTTTAAAGCACCACCAATATTAACATTCTTCTCAATACCAGCACCACCTTCTACTATAAGAGCACCAGTATCCTTAGTAGTTGATTCTGTGGTTCCTTGAATTGTAGCATCGTTACCTACATATAATTTTTTAACTATTCCAAGACCACCATCAATTTGGACAGATCCTGTTGTAGGACTTGATGAATCTGTTCCATCATTGAATGTTGCTTGACCATCTACATCTAATGTATTATTAAGTGTTGTAGCACCATCTACATCTAAAGTACTATTAAGAGTTGTACCGCCATCTACATCTAAAGTACTGTTAAGTGTTGTAGCACCATCTACATCTAAAGTACTGTTAAGTGTTGTAGCACCATCTACATTTAATGTAGAATCTAAATCAGTTGCTTGATTTACAGTTAAGGTTCCTTTAAGTAAAGTATTACCATTTACTGTTAAGTTTGAATCAAATTGTACAATACCAGTAGCATGAAGAGTTCCTGTTATATCTAAATCATATGATGGACTGCTATTCTTAATACCAACCTTAGTCATCCTATAGATGTCACTACCAGTATAACCCCAGAAATCTTGAGTTTGAATCTTTGCAATAGCAGTTGGATTTGCTGGATCAGGTATTGGTATTAAATTGTCTATTCCAGTACCTTGACTGTTTATTTGAGTAAAGTTTAACCACTGGAATAATTGTGCTGTTCCACCTGCAGGTAAATCGACACCTTCATCCTGAACATACATTCCATCCAAAGAAATTGGAGATGCTTGTACCCAACGAATACCTCTTCCATCTCTATTCAAATAATATCCATTTGCACCTATAGAATCTGCAGAGTCAATAATATTTCGATCAATCTTGACCGTTCCCTCTACATTTAATCTTAATTCACCCTCACTAGAACTATATCCAGGTATATTACCAGGATCCGTACTACCAATACCAACAATACCTGTTTCAGTTACAACAAAAGAATCATCACGTTCACCAACCTGCAGTCTTTGATATGGTTGAGTGGTTCCTATACCAACTGAGGTTACTCCAGTGATAGGATCAGAAGCAAAAGCAATAGATTTTTCTCTATATCCAACTTGAAATTTAGCATCAGGTAATGTTGTTCCAATACCTACCCTACATGGATCTATTCTAACAGTTAAACACTCATCACCGATCTGGAATTTGCCATCTGGTTGTGTTGTACCAATACCGATACCACCTTTATCAGTAATTGTAAAATAATTATCACCAACTTGGAATTTACCATCAGGTTGAGTAGTTCCTATACCAACCAGACCATCTTTAGTAACAATAAAAGAAGTATCAGCAACACCAACTTGGAAGAAAGTGACTGGTTGTGTAGTTCCTATACCAACTCTATTACCAGTTGTATATTCTGTTGAAGTAGATATAGCAGTAAAGACAGTACCAGAAGCACCAACATTAAATCTCTGATAAACCGTCAAATAGTCCATATCGACTGGACCATAGAAAGTCGAAACCCCCGATACTAAAAGATTATTGATTGATAGATCACTACCACTTAAATCTAGATTTGCATCACCAGTAGTACTTCCAAATACATCAGCATATAACTTACCATAAACATAAACATCATTAGTAAATTCAGTTACACCACTAATGGCATTTACTTTATCATTTTCATATTCGGGAGAAGGCCAAGTTTCGGAAGTATCAGTCATTAACCCCAACCTCCAAGTACTTTATCGAGTCCATCAACACCAATTTTAGTTCCTTTAGTAACAAGACCAGCAAAAGTAACATCTCTTGGTGCTAAATTACCCGAAAGAGCATCGCAATTAGCAATTGCAGACCTAAGTATTATTTTATTAGAAGCAGTTAGATTAATATCACCACCAGCATTTAAATCAATATCCTCATCAGCATCAATTATAATATTTTTAGCAGTTATTTTAACATCACCATTTGATTGAGCAGTAATTGTTATATCACCATTTCTACCAATAATATTAATAGAACAACCATTACTCATTTTTTCTCCACCTACAAGATCAATAGTTTGATCATTGTAAACATTAAGAAGTCCACCATCATTCATTGAGATAGTGCTTGTATTATTATCTTTACCTTGTCCAAATATAGAAAAAACGGTAGCACCATTCTCACCCATTTCTGGGTTTCCTGATTCTATCCTAAAGTGAGGTCCATATGAATCATATTGCCTCAATTGCCAATTTTGTTTGTCAGCTGGTCTTTCTGCCATATTTTAAAGTCCCGTATTGATTATTTATCTTAACTGACACAATCAATAACTTGCTTGACTTCACCTTGGAATGGTGGTCTTGGCTTTAATTGTGGTTTTAATATAGCACCATAACCATTTTTAGTATTAATAGTCAATTCTGGAAGATCATTAATACCATTTACATTTGCTACTGCAGAATCTGGAGGAAGAACATTCAAAATTCTACCATCATCATCAACATAGATTGTGTATGGATTTCCATCACCATCACTAATAACATCATTCTTATCATAATCTTGTCCAGGATTAACAACTATCACATGATCAACTGCTAATTGATCTGTTACTTGAGGTCCTTTTATAGGATAGTTTTCACCCTCAGAAATAACATAAATGTCAGTTACTTGTTGATATGTAGGAGAAGTTTCATCATAATCAATAACTGCTCTAGCAATTCCACCATATCCTTGTCCACACTCATCAGTGATTTCTACAAATGGTGGAGTATTATATCCAGAACCACCACTTGCCATATCAATACCAATAAGACTTCCAGTTGCTGCAGCACCTTCACCAACAATAGAACCTAATATTGCTTTACCAATAGCACCTTTACCATTACTTCCAAATATATTAACTTTTACTCCAGCACAACTTAATGGAGGACCTGCATAACATTCTCCAAGTGGACTCTTAAATCCAGGAACAGAAACACTTGGATTTAAGAAATCAAATACACCTAAAGATCCACCAGCAATACTCAAATCCTGAACACCACCAACTAAACTTTGAGTTAAACTATCAGCAGTATTTGCAGCACTTAAAATTTTATCAACAGAAATACCAAGAATATTTTTTGGACCTTTACCAATTACCCATTCATTTGTCTTTGTTTCAAGATTCTTCTGTGGTTTATCACATTGTCCAACCTTAGCAATTGCTAACAAACCCTCTGCTTTTGATCTAAGGAATCCACCTAGACTAAATCCACCTAATATTTTACTTACACCACCTAAAAGAGGACCAAGTGCTTTAGTAATACCACCAATAATTTGATTCATCAATCCACCTACAAATTGATCACCAATACAAGAAACAAAATTCTTCACATTATCCATCATACCTTTCAATAGTCCTTTAATAGAATCACCTAAAGATCCAACTATATTATTAACAGCACATCCTAAGAAATTTTGAATCGCACCAATACCAGGAACCATAGCAGTTTGTGCTGCTGCACCTGCCCTTGCAGCAATTGATCTACTCTTAGTAGCAGCAAGAACTTTTCCATAAACAGATTTGTATAATTTATCCAATCCACCATTTAATTTAGGAGCTAATCCCTTATAAGTTGAATTAACCATATTACCAACTAGACCAGATGCTAATCCACTAATCTTATCAACCTTTTCACTAAGCATACCCATCTTTTGGGTTGCTGTTGAAAATGGAATTTTACTAACAAGAGATTCAACTTCTGCCTTTACTTTAGAAATTGTAGCAGATCCAGATGAACTACCAAATACAACAGTTTGGCCTATAGCAGTACTAACTGCTCTTTCTGCAATTCCCGTTGCTTCCTCAATTTTCTTTGCTAATTCTGGAGAAACTGCTCTAGGTGATTTCTGTGCCTTCTTACCTGATTGATCTCCTACTTCATTCTTAAGAATATATGTATTATCATTTTTAATTTTACTTGTATATCCAGTAAATGGAGTAAATGGACCTTTATATTCATCACTAGGAGAATATGCAGTATTACCAAATATACCTATAATAACAGGCAATTGTGCATCATCACCATCTAAAAAGAATCCTAATACACTATCACCTGGTGATAATCTAAGTGATTTTGCACGATTTGCTTTACCAGATCCTGCTTGAGGTGATAATAATACTTGTGCCCAGGGAAGATCTTCATCTTTAAGTTCTACTGTATTTTGAGGATGATACCCCATAATACGAACTTTAACTCTATTTCCCCACGCAGCAGCAGTCTGATTTAATTGATCCTCTTGAGCTTTCTCAGGTGCTACTTGACCGATCCACCATCTGAATCCGTCCCTACCAATAAAATTACTTTGTATTATAGATTCTTCTATCATTTTTTCTTAGGTCCGAATGTATCTCTTAATAAAGTTAATGAAGTATAAGATCCAGTACTATCAAAATAATGACATAGTTCCTTAATCATATATAGTCCACTTTGCTCATTATCAACTTTAACGCTCTTCTCCAAATTAACACTAGAAAATTTACACTTTATTAAATCACCAGCTTTTAAATTAGTATTAGAAGGAATCAACATAGTTATAGTTTGAGTTGTTATTAATCCATATCTCATCATAGTTTGAGATTGGATTTTAGCTGGATCTGCATTACCCTTTGTAGATGCATTCTTCTCCAATGTTCCAATATCAAGTACTGCAGTAATATTCCTACTAGGAACATCACCTAAAGTCTTATCACTATCATCACCCAATCCTGGTAATGTTACCTGTTTACCTAAATTTTCTGCCTTTCCTGCATAATTTTCTAATTTAAATAATCCCTTTTCAGGATTAGTATATGTAAAATTAAGTGGATTGAAAAATATTCTGTGACTACAAAATGCACCACGCTTTAATTTTCCCATCATATCTTGATTTTTATCTGTAGCAAATTTTAATATTCTATAATCATTAAGTGGATTTTTATGATCAATATCACCAGGAGTAAAGATATATTCTTCTTTATATGGTTTTTGAGCAATTAATTGATCTATAGATTTAAACTTATATCCCTCTTTAGTTTCAAAAAATACATATCCTGCTGTTGCATCTTGACCAGAAATTGTACCTGGTACAGACTTTGATGCCAACCACATTAAAACTGTAAATGGTTTTCTTAAATTACCAAGAAACCCATATGGGTTTTCAGTTTTATCACATTCAATAGGTTTTTTCGATTTTAAATAATTTGTAACAATATCTTTTACACTATCAGAAATTGAAAAAGATGCTGGATATTTTTTACCAACTCTAGAAGTCTCATTAGATAATGCTTCTCTTGGAACTAAATTTAAAGTAAATGCCTCCTTTTGATTATCCACAAGAACATTTGTAATACTAGAAACAAACCAAGGGGTTTTAATGAAATCTAATCCTGGATTATCGCCAGAATTACCTGCTATTTTTAAAGATACTCTTTCACCACCTCTAAGAGGTAATCCATTATATATGGATTGCATAGTACCATCAGGTCCTGCAATAGTATTTCCAGTATTAGAAACTATTATCTTAGCAGTTAAATTTGGAGAAAATATATCTTCATAATAAGAAATGCCAACAGTACCACTAGATATATCTACTGATCTTGATCCATCAGCAGATTCTACTATAACTTCTTCGTAAATTGATTTATCTATAGCTGCCATTTATGTAAAAGATAACTCTGATAATTGTACAAGTTCTACTATATTTAATGAACTTCCAGATCTGGATGTAGATTTTTTAGATGTTGATACCATTTGAGGTGAAGATGAAGATCCACCACCACGATTAATAACATTATTCATCATTATTACTGTTGTTTTTGGTTTTCTCTTACCACTGTTTATTTTATCTACTTTAGTTTTCGTTTCATTAATTTTTGGACTAATAGCATCTTCTCTGGATCCAATACCATCAATAGAATCAACAATAAAATCATTTAATTTATCAAATGGCAATTCATCAATCCGACTCACAGCAGAATTTATACCAGACATCATTTTATCCGAATCAAAATTAGAAATACGATCTGTAAAAGCATCTAAATCAATGCCCTGTTTTGCTTCATTAATAGATTCTTTTATTGGAGATAATTTACCACTATTAAACATTTTTAAAAATTCTTTATTCTTTTCTGCTATTGCTTTCTGAATAACAAATTCACCTTTAGTTAATTTTGCTGGAATTTGATCAATTCCACTTACACCTTTAACTTCACCACCTTTATCAAACTTAGCTTCCTGAATAGCATTATCTTGTACTTCATCATCAATCTCATTTTGAGAGAATGATTCATCAGAACCACTACCTAAATCTTCAGGTTTTGGTGCAACTTCAACTCCTTCAATATTTTCTTCAGGTTTATTCTGTTCTGATTCATCTTCTTCAACTTCATTCTTCTCATCAGTAGAAGGTTCCTCATCTTGTTCCACTTCACTAACTTCCAATTCCTTATTAGGGAACAGTTCCATAAAATCCCACCACTGATTCTTACCCTTCATCTCAAGATCAAAAGATGGTAATCCAAACGTTTTTGGATCTTTTAATGCATTAAAGGAATCTAATAAACCTTCATTTAATTTAAAAAATCCACCCTCCGCTTTTTCTAATTCTTCCTTTAATTTTCTTTCTTCACTCTCAATCTCAACTCCACTTATTTGCCTTAAAACTCCACCCAATTGCTCACCAAAACCAAGGACTACATTCATAATATTACCAACAAAATTAGTTAATACTGAAACTACTTTTCTAATATTTGTAATTAATTGAGTTACACTTCTAATTATTGAAGGTAAGGTTCTAATTAACCATCCAACTAATATAATCCCAAAGAAATCTAATATTCTACCAAGAAATCCTTTAGTACTAGTAGAAAGTATACTTCCCTGCTTTTTAATAACTCCTCCTGCTGTTGCTGACTCAATTTCATCTTCTCTTTGCCTTCTTCTAACAGCCTCTCTTCTCTTTCGGAAGAACTTATTATCATTCCCTATAAGAGTTCTCTTAAACTGATTTGATTCACCCGTTTGTTTAACAATATCAGATGCATTTTTTCCAGCATCACGTAAACCTTTACCAAAATTACCAACAGATTCCCTTATACCCTTAATACTAAGAGATGATTTAAATAAAGAATTTCTAACTGCTTGCTTATTTGACATATTATACTAACGATACTCCATAGAATTTTGATGCCAAAACAGTTGGATTATCAACATTTTTAGACATTATAAATGGAAGAATATTTCCTTCAGATCTAGGAGGTGGACTAGCAGAAGCACCACCACCATCATCTCCACCACCAACTTGTTGATTACTTGTAATTATATTTGGTGATGGTTCTTCTAAAGAAGATATATTTTTCGCAACATTAACTTCTTTTTTCTTGCCTTCAAATAAACCACCTTTCTTATCAAAATCAAATGCATCACCAGTAACAAAATCGGCAGTTCCTTTAACAATTCTCTGTCCTGTAGAATCTCCTCTCTTATCAAAATCGGTTAATCCACCAGTTAAAAAATCACCAAATCCAGCAAGACCTCTCATAAACCCTCGTGGTTTATTTGATTCATTTGCCAATTCTCTTTCTCTAATAAGATCTTCTTCTGTTATTGGAGTCATCATTGATGGCATAATATTTCCATCACCAACTTCAGAAGATATATTTTCATCAATAGATTGATTAGTATTCTCACCACTAATATTAGAACCTTTACTCTTAGGTTCTCCAATAAGTAAACCACGAGTACTTGAGAATACTAAAATATCTGCTAGTAATCTTTTAATAGGACCAATCTTCTTACCCAAAGACATATCAACTATTATAGATGCACCAGTAGCCATAATATTTGCTAGAGCTGCATTTTCTCTCTCGTCAGAAGCATCAAACATATATGAAATTCCACCACCCAAAACACCACCAGTTACCTTAGATCCTACATTACCTCCAATTGCTTGAGTAACTCTATTTCCACCCTGCTGTGCTACACTTCTTGTAACATTACTTGTAACAGTTTTAGCAGCACCTGCACGTAGTACACTTGTAAATCCACCTTTTAAAAGATTTATTAAAGCTTGAACTGGTTTTTTTATTAAATTACTAGCAGCTGCCCTAAAAATATTACTACCTAAAAGTGCTACACTCTGAACTAATCTACCAAATGCTAATTTAGTAGCAAGAAAAGCACCACCTATTATTAATAATCCCTTTATAGTATCATTTCTTATCTTTTTGAATAGAGTAACATTGCCGTCAGATCTCGCAATGAGCATCCGAACAATCTTATTACTCAACCATCCACCAACCAGTATAAAGAGGAAATTGGATAATCTACCTAGTATTCCCTGTGCTTTTGTTGCTATTCTTTTAACTGGAGAAAGTAAAGCATTTTGTATCTTTGCTTCAATCTGACTCTCCTTTCCTTCTCTTAATCCTTGTTCTGCTAATTGCCTTTCTCTTGCTTGCTTCGCTGCTTCTCTTTGCTGCTCTATCCTATCAGCAATTTCTAAATTAGATTTAATTACAGATAATGAAAAATTTAATCTACCTACATTCTCACTAATGGAAGATAACTGTTGAGATACAGTACTCAATGTTAAAGAATTTTGAGATATTAAATTCGTTGTTATTGTATCTGGTTCATTTGTTGGGGCAGTAGGTCGTCCCGCAAAGACACTAGAAGATACCGTATTCCTAACGGCACTGATTCCTCCTGATATTGGTGATGCTATTTCAGCCATTGTTTGATTGTTGTGCCTTTAGATTTTCTTCCTCAATGTAATTTTGTAAAAGTGAAAGGTAAATATCCCTTTCCCACGGAATCATATTTTCAAGCTCTGTTAAACTATATTTATGGTGTTGCATTAAGGCAAAATTTATCTTGTAGTATGACGCAAGATCTTCATGTGCCATACTTATCCGAAAAAACTCTGTAGTCCCTCCAATACAACTTCATTTTCCTTTTTAGTATTAGGATTAATAACCTTTACTGTATGTGATAATTTAGGCATAGTTTCAAAGAAATTTTCAATTTCCTTAAATTGCTTAGAACTTAATTGTTCAACAAATTGAGACAATTCTTTCTTAGTACAATCTTCCGCAGTCCAAGATTCTTCTTCAGAATAAACTTGTTCAATACAAGATGCAATCAAATCAAAAGTATCATCAACATTCATCTCTGTTGCAGAAGCAAAATTATTTTTAATAAATTCATCTAATGATGGATACTTCATCCTTAAGGTTAATGTATCATCTAACTTAATATCTTGAGAATGATTTTTATCAATCTTTATTTGAATATCATCCAAATTAATAAGTGCTGGTACTTGAGTCTTGCCATCATCAGGACAAGTTACCATAACTTCAACATCTTCTCCTACAGATTTACCTCTGATATTAAGGAATAGATATTCAATATCAAATGTAGATAATGCAGAAATTTTAACTCCTCTTGTCGTAATACAAGATGAAATTACATCTTTCACAGCATTCGCTATCATTTTAGTATCTTCGCTTTCCATCGCCAAGATAAGTATTTTTTCTTCCTTAACTAGAAAAGGTCTAAATTTAATTTTCTTTTTTGTAGAAGGTATAACCAACTCATAAGATGGTGTTGCAATCTTTGGTAAAGGCATAATATGCTTATTTCAGTAATTTTATTTATAGGGGTTATTTGAAGTTATGTTACCCTACCTTCACTTACAGTAGTCCCAGAAAATTTCATATCTTTAAAATAATTAACGTTTGATAAAGTTTTTGCTATATCTTGATTCGCTCCACTATTAAGAATAGAAACATCACTAAGAAAAGCCTGCTTAGTAGTAAGAGTAGGAATTGTTGTTTTATCAATAATATTAGCATTAGATTTATCAACTGCTTTATTATTAAGATGAACTCCCCTATTTCTTTGTGCTGATGAAGTTCCACCTGCAACGTGTCTATCATAACTAAAAGTTGCAGATGCTTTTAATACTTGAGAATTTTGATAAGTTACTTGAGTGGAATTTAAACTTAAAGGAAATAGTCCTTTAAATGTATATTCAATATATTGTCTATAATTCTTTTCAAATTTTACTATTTTAGTTTGATTAGATTTATAATCATCAGGATATCTCATTCTAATATGATAATTAGTATCATTTAATGGATCTGAAGTTCCACCATCACTAATATATTCTAACCAATGCTCTAAAAACTTAAGGGATTTATAATCATTATCAACATAAAATTCTAAATCAATTACAGTATAATTTTTTGTATGTGCCATTTTTTCAACCATACCCTGATGCTCTCCAACAGCATTCACAGTTGCATGAGAACTTCCTGGTAATGATGCAGAAGAACATAATAATCCAATAGTTTCAGTATGAAATCTCATATCAACTCCTTTACGTTGAAGATGAGATCTTAGATCTTCACCACCACCTGCTCCTGGTGGAAGAGCAAACTGAACATAATAATTGGAAGTTTGAGCAACATTTTGGAATGTTGGTAATATCTGGGATATTTTCTTTGGTATTGGGCGTGTCACTCTAAATAGTTTTACTATATCATTTCTATTTAGATGGCTTATAAAGGAAAATATCGACCATCTCATCCACGAAAGTATAAAGGTGACCCAACAGAAATAACCTTTAGATCATTATGGGAAAGAAAATTTATGATTTACTGTGATTCCAATGCTAATGTATTAGAATGGGCAAGTGAAGAAATTGCTATCCCATATCGTGGTCCTGATGGAAAACCACATCGATACTTTCCAGACTTCTATATGAAAGTAAAAGAAAGTAATGGTTTAATAAAAAGGTATATTATAGAAGTTAAACCACTAAAACAATGTGCTCCACCCAAAAAACCAAAAAGACAAACTAAAGGATATATTCGTGAGGCATTTGAATATGCTAGAAATCAAGCAAAGTGGAAGGAAGCAAGAGAATGGTGTGCTGATAGACAATGGGAATTTAAAGTAGTTACTGAAAAAGAACTAGGTATAAAATAATGGCACAAAGAGAAACTTTTCTACAAAGTCAAAAAAGAAAATTAGCAGCACAAAATAGAATTACACCAGTTTTAGATGGATTATATGGAACAGAAAATCCTGATGATTTAGCAACTGAAGTATTAGATGTATTAACTGAAGGTGGTAAAGTTCCTGAAGTAGGAAACTATTATGTATTCATCTATAAACCAAAAACACCAAATATACAATATGATCAACATCCACTAGTTGCTGTATTTGATGTATTTGAATGGGGATTTCGTGGTTTAAACTATCATTGGGGTGAAGTTAGGCAATATACTTGGAATGAAGTTATAGGTGGGTTGTATAAAGTGAGTTCTTTAGAACTAAGATCACTAAGGACAATTCCTTTCGCTAGATTTCGTCTAAATAGTTGATAATCCATATAAAAGGTCGATAATGGCAATGGGAACCTGGCGGGTAGATCCGCAAGAGAATAGAGAACTACAAATAAAGAGTGGTGTTGATAAGAAGAAACTTTTAGGATCAACTAAACAAACCACAAAAGATGGTGCTAAGAAAGATAGTAAGAATAAAGGTGACGATGGAAAATATTATGTATACCCAATGGATGAGTCTAATAAAGAGACTCATAATAGAGATTCATTATTAATTAAATGTATTCAATATCAACCACCAAAGGCTGGTAGTGATGATGCTATGAAATTTGAAGGTGGACAAAAAGCACAAGAAGCAGTATATGCTAAACAGGGTAGTTTTCTTGGTATAGGTGGAAAACAAGTATTAGAAAAAGAAGGTGTAAAAGCAACAAAAGATAATTGGAATATAGGAACAGATGCTAGTGATAGATTTAACAGAGACGCTGGAACTAAAAAACAAAAAATTCAATACTATATTGAATTACCAATACCTCAACAAATAAATGATAGTAATTCTGTTACTTGGGGTGAAAATTCTATGAATTTATTCCAACTAGCAGGATTAACAGGTGCAAAGCAACTTATAGAAAATCCAAGAGCAGCAGTAGAAAATATTGTATCTGTAGGAAAGAATATCTTAGGTGGAGAAGGTGGAACTAATGAACTTGGATTAAATGCAGATGTTGCCAATGCTCTATCGGCTGCAGTTGCTGGTAAAGCAGTTAATGCTTTTGGTGCAAACATTAGTTCAAGATCAGTTATATCAAGAGCAACTGGACAAATTTTAAATTCAAATAAAGAATTACTATTTGAAGGTGTGAATATAAGACAATTTCCTTTTAATATAACATTTACTCCTAGAAGTTCTGGAGAAGCAAGTGCTGTTAGACAAATAATTAGAAAATTGAAGCAATCTATGGCACCAAAAAGAGGATCCACGACTGTTGCTTCAGCCTCTGGTGGATGGCTTATACAAGCACCAGACGCATTTATATTAGAATATAGAAGAGGTACGAAAATACATCCATTCTTAAATAAATTTAAACCTACAGTTTTAACAAGTATGTCTGTTAATTATACTGGAGCAGGTACTTATGCTTCATATGCTGATGGAAATCCCGTTAGTTTACAAATGTCATTAGTATTCAAGGAATTAAATCCAATTTATGCAGAAGATTACGACAAAGTTGAAGGAGGAGTAGGATACTAATGGGATACTTTAGAGAACTACCAAACGTAGCATATAAATCTCCACTATCACATACAAATTCTTCTGGAGATTATATATTTGTTAAAAATATTTTCAGAAAAACTAAAATGATGGATTGGTTATCGACCAATGCCACATTATTTAATAAATTTCAAATAGGAGATGGTGATAGACCAGATACAATTGCAGAAGCAATGTATGGAGATCCAACTTTAGATTATGTTGTGATATTAACTGCTGGTATTACAAATATTAGAAATCAATGGCCATTAACTGACAATGATCTTTATGATTATGCTCTAGAAAAATATGGTTCTGAAGCAAATCTTAATGCAGCACATCATTATGAAACATATGAAATTAGGGATGAAAATCAAAATCTAGTTATGCCTGAAGGATCTATAGTAGATGATAAATTTAAAATAGATGGTCCAGGTAAAAGACCTAATAGTTCTTCAGCACAAATCCAATGGACACTTATAAAAGATTCTGGTAATGAAACATTAACTCAAGATGAAATAGGTATGGTTAATGCATTTACTGTTCCAGATCTAGAAGCAATAGCAACTTTTAATTCTAAAACAGATGATGATGGAAATGAAATTGGAACTTATAGTTACGGACCTGCATCAGTATCAAATAGTTTAGGATATGCAGTATCAAATTTAAGTTATGAAATTCTTGAAAATGAAAAGAAAAGATCTATAGATGTTTTACGTGAAGGATATTTACAACTATTCTTAAGTAATTTACGTGAAATAATGCAATATGATAGAAATTCCCAATATATACATTCTTCACTAATAGGTTCTCAGAACGTTAATATAGTAGACTAAAAAAGGGGTTCGTTAGAACCCCTTTCTCGTGTTACTCAGCAGCGAGTTTAGCAAAGTATGATAACGTTTCGTCATCATCTTCAGTTGCTGAAGGTGTAGGTTCTGCAACAGTAGGAGAAGATGCTTTAACCTCTTCAAACTCTTGCTCTACAGTTTCAGCATCGTTACGAACTTGCTTGTTACCAAGAACATAACCAAGACGAGTCTTAAGTTCATCATAAGACTTGAACTGATCAGCAGCTACATGCTCTTCTAGAGAATATTCTTTCTCCCAAATTGCTTCTAGTGCCTCATCATCTTTAAGAAGAGGACTTACAGCAGCAAACTCTGAAGAGTCATAGTTACGATAACCAGCAACGTTCTTTGCCTTCAACTTGAAGTTAGCACCTTGCCAGAAATCGAATGGATCAATTGCTTCCTCATCCTCAAACTCAGGTTGCATTGCTGCAGTTAGTTTGTCAAAGATTTTCTTACCATACTTGTATAAGAAAGTCTTGCCTTCATTTTCAGGATTAGCAGGATCCTTTACGACATAGATGTTACTGATATAGGTAAGTTTACGCTTCTGCTTACGAGCAGCATCTTTACCAGCATCTGTGCCATTGTTCCAGAGTAAAGTATTGTGCTCTGAAACTGGATCTTTACCACCAAGAGTAGTAAGAGAGTTTTCGATGTACCAACCACCAGGACCTTGGAAGGCATGGGAGTATAGTTTTACAAATGGTAGATCTTCACCATTTGGTGCGGGTAGGAAACGGATAACGGCATAACCATTGCCTGATTTATCACATTCTAGTTTCCATAGACGGTCATCACCTTGACCACCTGTGTTATTCATTTTCTCAACTTCTTTCACAAGTTTTTGTGTAAGAGAGCCAAGTTTTGATTGCTTTTTAAGATTAGCAAACGACATTTAGATTACCTCGGATTAATTAGATTCGTTGGATGTTTAGATTATAGCAGAGAAATGCTTACTAGTCAATACGCTGCTTAAGAGCTTCAATAGTATTAGTCATTCCATTAAACAATACAGATATATCTGTACCTGGTGGAAATCCTAAAGCACAAACGGATTTTTCCAAATCCTTTTTCATTTTCTTAGCAGTGGGATCATCAGTTAAAGAGAGTCTAGTATACATCACTCTTTGTTTATCTAGTAGTTCAGTTAAATTATCAATATGTTCCAATTGATCTTCACGGGACATTGTATCAAAAGAAAATCCAGCATTGTAGATTATCTCTTGTAGACGATTAATTTCAGTTAATTCGTCTCTAATGATTTCTGAATCGAAAAATTCACTCATTTACTATGTCCCTTAGTACTTTTTTAAACTGAAATATATTAATATTTAGGAAAGGTAAATACTTTTTTAATTTTAAACTTACGGTTTCCCATACAGGATCTGTTAGTTTTTTATCAAAATCTTTTTTGAAAGAAAAGACTTTTTCCAGTATTGAAAGCGTTTCTAGCGAAATCTCTCCACCCAAATACCTTTTTAGTAACAGGGGATGTCCCATCGAGCAATTGAACACTTCGTCTAAGTTCTTCTCCGATAATAATTCGCTGATTTGTTCTTTGAACAAGTAAGTCAAACTCTGTTGACGCATCATCCATTCTGAGTATGTTCTTTCTCCAGAATTGATTATTTCTCCGATCCATAAATTTTGCGGGTTAGTAGAATTAATAAAATTAGACAATAGAAAATCAACTATCTCCTTATCAGAGTATTTCCTAGAAGTCTTTTCAAACCAATACTTATCCTTCCTCTTATTAAAGGAAGTCATAGTTGCACGAGATTTACCTCCATACTTAAAAAAGTCAAATTTAGGATTAGTAAAATGACTTTTCATTGAAAGATATGTACGATAAGTCTCAAACGGTGTCACTTTCGTCCTCAACATCATTTTCATTTTCAGTTTCAAATTCAGTAATCGCATCAATAGGAATTTCTGCTTCTCCTATGCGATACCAATGTACAATTTCATCAGATTTCCAACTTTTTCGTTTTCCAATATACTCAAGGTCAGGCATATTATAGTCACGCAAAATAGCCTGTAAACGATAATGTAATAAATCAAGTTTAGTTGGCATTTGGTGTAATAGTAAATTTACTCATCATGGCTGTAGGTGTAAACCACCCAGTCAATATATACTTAGTTCCACTAATAGGAGGATTACCCCTATGCAAATGAGTGAAACTACCTGGCCAAATAACAGCAATATTTCTCCTTGGTTTGATTTTAAGTTGCTGATACAAAAATTCAGTCTCTCCACCTTCTTCAACATCATTAAGATATATCATCCATGCAAGAACACGATGTCTATATGCCCAATTGCTATTTTCGCAATGGAAAGTATGATAACCTTCTAATGGTTCTGTTTTTTGAAGAAGTATAGATCCACTACACCATTCTGTACCTTGATCTTGTAGATAAGGAAAATCACCTATGTAAGGAGTAAATGCTTTCTCAAGAAGATTACCATTAACCTCTTTACATTCTCTTGGCCAATAAGCATCTAACTCTACTTGTTTGTCCTTCCTTGTTACTTGAGAACGAGGAATCCAAGTTACAGATTGTTCCGCTAATTGAATTAAATGTTTTACTAATTTATTTGATAAAACATCATCATAAGTTCTAATAAAATTTTCATTCATTATAAAGGAGATACATCATAAAGGAAGTCTAGCCCTTGAAGTTTTCTTCATATAATTGAGACGTGTTGCATCCCATTTCAGTCGTTCTTTTAATGGTTTTGAAATTAACTTCGATACTGATTCTACCTCAATATTGTTACTATCGCAATAGTAACATATAGCATCGATATAATTAAAATCTCCCTCTGCTACAATTTTTTCAATTTCCATTGCAAATTTTTGAGGTGTAAGAAACTTACTCTCTATTGCCTTTTCTAATTCTTTACTTGGTTCCATAGAGCTCCAGTTTATCGTTAACAAATTTTGTAATGTATTGTTGTAGTAGTTTGATGTACTTTGCTTTGTCTCGTTCTTCATAAATTACACACTCACCATTTTCACAGGCCATAATGATTATCAGTTTTTTAATTGATATTCCTTTCATCTCATACAACATACATCCATATGCCATACACTGGACAAAATAATGCTCAATCCAGTCTCTTGGTTTAGGTTTCTTAGATGTTTTAAAATCTATTATCGCTAACTCACCATCATATTCAGCAATACAATCAACAGTTCCAGCAATACCTAGTTCTTTACTATATAGCGGTCCTTCCAGAGCGTATATATTATTTATTTTCTTAAGATGACCCTTTGAGATTTTAAATAAAAAATCAGAAATAGGACGAACTTTAGGTAAATCTTCATTCTTTAGATAATGTTCTGTAAGAGTATGCATATCAGTTCCACGACCAGTAGCCGCCTTAGTGATACGATCTGCCTCTTCATTACCAACTTTCTTTCTCCACTTAACAAAGATCTCCTTATTGAAATGGCTAGTTACTGAAGTAATAGAAACCATTTTGACAAGTTCTTCCTCATCAGGTATCTTATAGTAACGAACTCCATCAATATGTTCTCTTTCAAGAGGTTGAAGATCTAGTTCAACATGATTAAACATTAAAAACCATTTTCAAGTTTTGCTATGATATATTCTTTGACCAATCCAGAACGAACTATGTCATCTATACCAAACTCTATTATATCAAAGGATGGCATTTTACGCAAGACGTTCATAAAATCTACAATACCATTACGATCATTTGTTTTAATTAAATCTGATTGACTTGAATCACCACAGAACATAATCTTACTATTCTCTCCAATACGAGTAATAATAGAATCTAGTTCGTGGAAATTAAGGTTCTGAAACTCATCTACAATCACGATAGAGTTGTCTAAAGTAGTTCCACGGATAAACGAGGTACTCCAAAACTTAATGCTTTCCTGTGCCTTTAAGTTGCCGTAGAGCATCTCAAAATCTGCATCAGATGGCATCTGGAACATATACTTCACCATATTCTTATATGGAATCTGGTAAATATCTGCCTTATCTTCGTGATCACCAGGCAAAAACCCAATCTCACGAGTAGATACTAATGAACGAACCAAATAGATTCTCTCATATGGAGTTGTTTCATCTAATACTTGCTTTAAAGCATTATAAAGAGTAACAAAAGTTTTTCCTGTACCAGCAGTTCCATATGCAACAATATGCTTACTTTCTTTATAGGACTCAAATAATCTTTTTTGATTATCCGTAATTGGTTCTATATCGACAAGATAATTTGTATTAATAGGTTTCTTTCTTTTTATTTGCTTAGTCGTCAATCCAATACCAATTGGCTGATCACCATTGGTCTTCTTCTTTCTAGGCATTTGTTTAGAATTGTTTAATGGTATGGTTCCTTGGAGCTGCGTTTTGTGCTTTCTTTAAAATACTATTCCAACCAGGTGCTTTCTTTCTCAACTTATCTTGCCAATCACCGACTTCCCCAGTGCCAGGCATTGTTGATGGATCGGACCAATCCCTAGTCCAATCGGGATTATCTTCGCACCACTTAGACCAGTCATGGATGCTCATTGCGACTTCTTTCTGTTCGCCTGTTTCTTTATGTACTACTGGATAGGTTGCCATAATTTCAATAATTTGTAAAGTTATTTATTTGTCCCATTCAAGGGCTTCTGATACTGCGGGAAACTGTTCTACAAATATAGATCTTGCTTTTGCCACAACATCCATATGCTCTTTCTGTGTACCGTGTGCAGATCTCAAATTAATGTAGTGAATCCAAGAACGGCACGAACCAGTCATATACAGACGTGTTGGTGTTGCAAGTGGAAGCACAAACCTTGCACATTCCTTTGCAACTCCTTCATCTAACAGAGCATTATAAAGATTCATAGAATCCTCAAAGTGTCTTGCAATTAGTGCCTGATACTCCTCTTTTTTCTCCTGTGGAATATCATCATTACTATTCTGTCGGTTCTTTGTATCCTGACTGCGGAGATCTGGTACAGGAATCTGAGAATCTAGGAGTTTTGTATCAGCATATCTCTGAGAAAACTCTTGGAATGTGAAACTCCTATGTCTTAGAATCTGGGCCGCTAATCCCCTCGTCGTCTCGATCTCCAAAGTCATCGAGGACTGTTCAAATACACTCCAATGATTATGTTTAATACAATACTTTAATAACCCCGAATAATTCTCATTTTGCTGATTTGATGGATTTGATACCCTAGCGATATACGCCATCATCTTCTCAGCATCGGGAGTGATACTTACAAATTTAACGTTCATTTAGCAAATCCTTTATAATTTTTTGCATTTGTAGCAGATAATTCTTCTTTAACTACTTTTAATTGGTTTTTCATATACCGCAACTCTTCATCAGAATAAAGATGATCTTGCTTAAGTAACCTTTCAAGCATCTTTATCAATCTTTTTGCTCTACTAGTCTGCGTAGCCATCATATTCCATAAGAGTATTTCTTTCATATAATTATAGCATAAAAAAAGAAGGGGTTCAACCCCCTTCTCAATTTACTTGTCTGAAGTAGACTAACTGCGGACTTTTGCCCCGCTTCTAACCTTGATGCCACGATACATTAAATCATGATTTCTACGGTTTGTTGCTTCAGAGAGTACTTTTGCGTTGTACTCTTCAGTGTCATACTCGACACCACGGTAAGTGACTTTTGCCATTGGCTTGTCCTCTGGATAGGGTGGTTAAGACCCCGTTCCTTCAGTCGGCTTTTGCGTCCCATTCACACTGTTCACTAGAATCCTTGATCATTTGCACAATCTCAGATCTATGGTCAAAAGATGGTTTTATCTTATTGATAAGACTATTCGCTTGATCACAAGTCAAAAAACCTGTAAAGGCAGTTGATGTAATAGTAGCGAATAAAATGTTCATGAGATGAACGATCCGTTCCGAGTCGGCTTACTTGCGTCTCCTGTACGGGAGATGAACGTTGTGTTAATACTAACACATTTCAATTATTTAGTCAAGTTAATATGTCTTTTTACTACATCGACCCTACAGAGCAAAAAAATACCCCGATTTTTTGTCGGGATATATGGTAAAAAAAGTTTAATTTTGGTTTATCCCTTTCTCTTTTTCTTTTTTGCTCCTGGGTTTTGATAACCCCATAAGTTTGGTTTGACAGTACCACATCCATAATCAATAGATTGTATACCACCTTGTTTAAACTTATCATAATACATATCAAATATATTAATATTAGATCCTCTAGTTAAATCAATATGAAGTTTATCTTCAAACATATATTTAACAATAGAAGCATCAGTAGGAGCATTCTTAATACTTACATCACCTATAGATCCATCTTCAATTAGAATCTCACATCCATAATTTGATTTAGAAGATTCTTTTTCTTTTTTAGTCCATATTGACTGTCTTTTGTCTATTGGTTTTTCTTCTACTTTTTTATCATCCACAACAGGTTCCTTAACTTCACTCATGATCTACCACCCCAACTAATATCTGGAAATGCTTGTGAAACTATCTCTTTAGAAATATTATACTTAGATTCTAAATCCTTGTCCTTTACTAAACAAAGAATTTCTGCCTCCAATGGATGCAATCCCTCTAATATATTAATAAACATCGTTTCACGACGAAGACCACTTAATCCACTATTACCACCTTTAATAAAATTATAAAATTTGGTATATTCTTTACGAATTGTCGTTCTTCCTTGATCCTGAGATCCTAAAGAAGTAGATCCCATTTCACTCATTTTACCAACAGCATCATTTATCTTATCAGATAATGTTCCTGTAGTATTACCATCCTCTTTATTTGTTCCATAAGGAACTTCACCTGGAGGAAGCAAAGATATTACAGATTCATCATAATTCCAAATACAAAGTGCTTTGATAGATGGATGAGAATATTTTTGAAGTACTTTGACTTTATTCCCTTTACTTTTTTGCTTTGAAGCTACATCAAAAACTTCATATACAAATGGATTTACAGGTAAATCTGGAATAGATTGTGAAATTACTTTTGGTTTCGCTGCTACTTTTGGTTTAGCAGTAACCGCAGTTTTTCTTACTGGTTTTTTAGTTGTTGACGATTTTGCTCTACTCGTCGTCGTCTTCTTCGTTGTCATAATTGTTTTCAAATCTGAATGCTACAATTTCATCTGGAACTAAGTTTCCATTAACATCAAACATCTCTGGATGAACTTTGATATCATGATAGTTCATAAAATACTCTCTGGCAACCCAACCACCAATGGCTCCTACTATAAGGAACAATATTGTTAGAAAAGATCCAAATACTAAACTTATTGCTAACATGTCTCGTTCTCCTATTTTAAGTGTGGTAATATGTAATGGTTTGGTTTTCTTTTTTCCTCCAGTTAAGATGAATTCAAACCCACGATTCATATGATAATTTGATTTATTTATATCATCGCTAGGCAATTTTATTTTCTTTAAGGAATTTGACTGTGTCAACACATCCTCCTAATTTCTTACCATCAACAACCACTTGCGGAAAAGTAGATCCTTGACCAAATTCACCATAAAACGAATCTCGATCAAAATGTTCATCTAGATTATACACCACAAACTTGCTTTCTGTCAACTCCAATACTTCTTTTACTTTGTCACAATATGGACATCCTTCCTTAGTATAAACTGCAAAGTTCATTATCTTAAAGTTAAAAAATTATTTATTACCTATTATACCACCAATTTAGGATCATGCATGTGCATAATATATGTAATTGCCACCACTTTCATTAGTTACTGTTTTAGGTGTGATAGTAATCCCGTTAGATGCTGGTATTAAAAAATCATCACTATACTGACTATTATTGGCACTTAAGTATAATGCAGGATCATTACTAGTTCCTATTCCTCTTAATGTATCAAACACATGCCAGTTTCTACTATTACTATTAGTTTGTTTTATGATTATAAGTCTAGGATTAAATCCAAAATTTAGTGTCTGATTTGAACCCGTTCCTGCGTAATAACCAACCTTGCTGATGCCTTCAACGCTGGCGAACAACATCATCATATACTTATAAGGAGTATCATTGACTTCTGTATAATTACCTACAGTGAAATGTGTTGCTGTAGGTGCTGTATTATTCCATATAGGACCATATTGACCTGATATTTGGTCTGTAAATAAAGTATAGTACTGTTCAGGGTTTGTGCCTCCACCTACTCCTTTATGATACACATTCCACTTTCCAGTTGAATCTCTAGGTTTTAGCCACATCATTTCTGGAATTTTTCCCAATCCATGATTAATCTGACGCTCTGAGGCTCCATTACCATCATAAAGAACTACATCAAAACCAGCGTGGCGTTTCCACATCCATGAAAATCTTCCGTTATCCCAACTTTTAGCCCATCCAGCATTACTATCCCAAGAAATAAAGGCTGGGTGGCTAACTTGAGCTTGAGAAGAATTTGTAAATAAATAATTATCACCACTTAATCTCGATTGTGCAAGGAAATTACTTGATGCTAATGGTCTTTTTAGAAGTGCAAAATCAACAGGGAATCCACTATCAAAAGTAGGTTCCAAACTATTACCATAATCCATAGTGAATACATCCGTAGCAAGTTCGGGAGGCTTGCCAACGTATCCATCTGGTCTTCGTATGGCTACATAAGTAAACTCATTATCAGTATAATTTGTATAGGTATTGCTAGTATTACCTGGGTAAAAACCTGTTGAATCAACATTTATATAATTACTGTCCCAACTATTTTCAATATCGTTAATGTCGGCAAATAGCATCTCTGTAGGACCGTCTACTGGAGTACCTCTCATAGTATCAATAAGGAGCCACTGAGATTGCTGAGTGGCGTTTTTGACCATTAACCATTGTGGCTCCCATCCGAGATGTATATGGTGATCATCTTCAGGTTGTCCCAGATACGATCCAACCTTAATTACTCCTTGGTCTCCGTTCTCTCCAAAGACAAAACCAGCAGGGTCATCGAAGGGGCTGTCTGTGCTTGCTGTTGGGCTACTTACCGCAGTAATCGTTCCAGGGGTTACGTTTGAACCTGTAGTAGAAGAGTTATTGCAACATAAAAGTTTTACATTACTTGCAGTTGCACCTTGAGATGTAGTCGTTAAAGGTTCATTAGTAGGTATAAATGATGATGTCCATAAACACTGTCCTTTTATAAAACGAACATTAGAAATACTTCCATCCATATATTGTTCTATACTATTACTACCATTAGCACCGATCATAAATTCATGCGTGTTTGCATGGGTTGACGATTGAGTTCTAGTATCTTTCTGTAAAATTCCATTAACAAACATCCTTATTTTACCACTACTATCACGAGTCACAGCACCATGATTCCATGTACCATTAGATATCCTACTGTCGCCATAGAAATCTGCGTCATTACTACTACCGTTAGAAGACGAAAGCCAATGAAGACACTGCTTGCTACTTTCTTCTGAAATTCTCCATATAAATTCTTTTCTTCCATCATTATCCCATTTAGAAAGAAGAGTATGACTACCACTATCTGAACCTGAATTATTCTCTTGTTTAAACCAACATTCCATTGTAAATTGACTACTGCCAATTTCAAGATCAGTGGTATCAGCAATATCTAAACGTTTACTAGTATTACCTTCTCCAAAATCAACAGATCTTGCAGCAGCGTCTGTGGACTCGCCTCCTGCAAATAGGTAGGCTACATAACTCTTACCATTATCATTAGCATACCCATGTGTTCCTAAACTAAAAACTGAAGCAGTTGGTAATGTACTGTTTATAACATTATAATTCTGTTCAGCAGTGGCATTATTTAATTCCATCGATTTTGATGGACCCACGCTTTTGTGATAAACTACCCAGTCATGTGCATCAGTTAGATTCTTTATTATTATCATACCAGGGACACAACCTAACGCATGAGGTAAAGTCCTTGCCGTACCATTCCCAGTCCAAGTAACAATATCAAAGAACCCAGGTTGCTTACGGAATGTCCATGATGCGTAGTCTTTCGTATCATTATAAGTAAGATCTCCCATTGAAAAACCATCTGAATTAAACGAACTAACAGCATTAGGATAGTCTGCTTGTACAGCATTGCTTTGAGTTTGTATGTTTTTTATTCTTCCTCTTACAGTGTCATGAATTCCATGTCCATAATCATAAGTCATAGTCTCCCTGCCTTTTAGCCAAACCATTCCACCCTTTCCAGCCAAATCAATCCCGTTATTTATAGTTTTAGTTGTTCCTGATCCTTTATAAACATACGTCGAGAAAACATCGTCAATATATGACTTTGCAGTATCACCACTTTTCCAATGTATATTTGAAGCACTTCCACCTCCCAAACCTGGAAGAGTAAGCATTGGCTTTTCTTTCTTAAACCAAGAATTATTATTCATTTATAGAAACCTTAAGCGAAGTTAGTAAAGTTACCAAACACTGTGAATGTTGCATTCGCAGTTTTCATTATTGTCATAGAATATACATCAGTTCCACTACCAGTTGCAGCAGAGGGTGCTGTTCCTCCTGCCCATTTTGGGGTTATTGTTGATGAATCAACCTTAAATGTTGTCATATAATTAGCCGCATTGTTACTTGGAGTATACAATGTCATAGTAGTTGTTTCACCAATAGCCATTAAACTATTAAGAGTTGTAGAAGAATTACCTCTAACAACAAATGTCCAAGTTCCTGCAGATGCAGTTGATTGATGTAACACCATACCATGTGTAAGAATATCGTGATAATAAGTGCCCGATATCCCACCACCAGTATCATTATGGAATTTCTCTGCTAGTACACCAGGTCCTACACTTAATCCACCAGACGCTGTAACAATTCCAACAGCAGATACACCAGCACCTACAACAAAAGATCCAGTATTGGTAGTAACACCTGCTGTTATTTCAAATCCTAACCGACCTACTACTAAATTTGTGTGCTGTGCATTACCAATTACGATATAATTACTTGCATTATCATGTGGTGTATTAGCTTGATATCCAATACAAATATTATTATCACCCCATTGATTAGAACCAGTATTACCAGAATACGTCATCCAGCTGCTACTCATTTGATTGCCTTTACCCTGAGAATAAGCACCAACAGCAACATTATATTCTCCTCGACTAGAACCAGACTCGGCACCTACTGATACACAATAGTTTTTGGCATTATAGTAACCAGCATTATAACCTATAGCAGCATTATATTGAGCATCACCGTACATGAATAGGCCAGCACCACTACCAACCATAGTATTGTAGCTACTTACATTTCCACCGCCAGCATAACCAGCTTGATAACCCATAAAGGTATTATGGGACTTTCCAGTTGCATTTTGATATCCAGCCCTCTTACCTATAATCACACAGTAATCAGTATTTGTATTATTAGCACTCGCCTCTTCTCCAATAATTACTGAATTTTCTGTAGTAGCATCAATTTTATTTACTATTGTTCCAGTGCAGGTCATAGCACCACCTACATTTACATGATTAAAACCTGAAAGTCCTGTAGTAGAAATACCAGGAACACCAGCCGATATACCAGTTAAGTTTGAACCATCTCCATATAATGTGTCCGCATAAAAATTCTGTACACGAACTGCATTAGTTCCAATATCTACAGTGCTATCTGCTGATGGTATCAAATCACCATCTACATTTATACTCCAACCTTGATAAGTACCATTGCGATTAGTTTTTAAAAATATAGATTTTGATCCTGAAGTTTCAATATATAAATCCTCTTGTTGAGACTGTATTCTCGCTTTGTTACCGCTAACTGAAACTATTTCTAAGTTACTACTAGTACCCATCCTAAACTCAGCACCTTCAGGCAAGTGTAGTTGTCCAGCTACATACAAATTCTTAGCAATACCAACACCACCAGCAACTTTTAAAGCACCTGTTGTTGTACTAGACGATTGTGTTGTGTCACTTATATTAATACCATTACGTGCAGTTATAAGTCCTACTGAATCTACATTAGTTACATCTTCATAGGTTAATGTACCTCCTACACTTACATTACCCAAAAAAGTATGGATACCAGTATACATAGCACCTGATGATTGTGCCTGTATCTTTACATTACCACCAGAATCTTTAATTGAAGTTGCATCTATGCCAGTTAAGTTTGCACCGCTACCTGCGAATGATGCTGCGGTAATTACACCAGTTACATTAATAGTACCAGCACCAGTTATACCATAACCTACAGGAACTTCAGCACCGTATTGAAGTTGAACAGCACCCGTTCCCGCTTTATTTGAAATTTTATCAGCTCTAATTCTAGACATTAATTTAAGCGAGTACTACTTTAGTTTTATTTATGAAATCAATATAAGTGATGATATTTAGATTATTATGAAAAATCCAACACAACGCTACCTTTTATTTGATTAGCATTATTATTTTCATTATAGTAAAGTTAAAAATTATTTATTATAACACAAAATTCTGATAATACTAAGTAAAACTTAAATAGACACGTCCTCTATTTTGATCTCCTTGGTTAGTACTAAGGTAAGTTCCCGTTCCCCATAAACCGTTATCAGTGGTATTTGTTCCAGAGGGGGCTGCATAAGATAAAGCTCCTAACCTATCATCAATCGTGTTTCCTTTTGAGACAGTATAAGCCTCGTAAGTAGTTGTAGACCCAGTGCAACCAGTTCCTTCAAAGCCACCATACAGCCCACCGCCGCCAGCACCGTAATAATTACTATTCCAACCATATCCACCGCCACCAAAACCCCCTGCAAGATTTGATCCACTATAAGTATTTCCAGTTGCCCCATAAGCAAGACCTACACTACCTGAATTAATTGATGTTGCACCATTACTAACTGCACCTGATTTCCATCCAGAGCCACCACCTTGTGCTCCTTGTCGTCCAGGTCCACCAGCATAATCGTTGTTGGTGTACCAAGTACAACTGCCTGATGTAGCAGTGTTTCTAGTTGCGTTAATGCTTGATTGACTAGTAACACTTAAAGGAGGAGCAGCACTAGACAACTCTTGGTTTACTCCTGCACTAGAACTTCCTTCGCCTCCTCCTGCTGCAATTATTAAAGGTGTAAACCCATTTACAGTTATGCCACTATTAACACCAGGAACGTAAGTCATAAGACAACTAGCTCCACCTCCAGCTCCTTCATTAGACCCATTACCATACGGATTTTTACCCGCAAAAAATACGACACGAGTACCAGCAGATAAAGCAAAGTCAGATCTAATACTTCGTCCTCTACAATTTTTCCACCCTGACGCACCACCAAGAGTAGCAGAAATGGTGCAAGGTTTACCTAAAGTAAATTCATAAAACCCTGTGTATATTACCTGTGTGATATTGGTAATAACAGTATTATCATAAGTTTGAGTTCCCCACCAAGTAGAAATAGCCGTAGCACCATCTCCAGTATCTCCACCACTAGCGGGAGAATCTAACTGTAAAGTAAAAGGGCTAAAACCAGTACCACCACCAGACGGAGTACCTAAAAACATTTGTTGAATAGCCATAATTAATCTCCGTGTTGTGTGTTAGTTAGTAGATACATTTACGACAACCCTGCACCTGAGATGTAACAGTTATTAGCAGCAACAAACCAAATAGTACACATTCCTCTTCCCGCAAGCGTTTTATTACCTGTTGAAGCATCTCCTGCGTTATACATAGTCACACCTGAACCTTGAGTAATTGTTATATCAGAACCAGTATCAGCAATAATAGTTACAGCATCTCCTTCTGAAAATACTGAATTATTCACAGTTATGTTTCCTGCGGCTGTTATACATTTACCTGCATCAGCAGATACAAGTGTATAAGCAGAACCTTGGTTGTTTCTTGGTATAGATCTGAGATTACCTTTGCTGTCATTAACTGTTGTCCCTGCTGTTATACTATCAGTTACTGAGAAAGAACCTGCTGTTGTAAGAACAGCACGTTCATTACCATTAGATATAAAAGAAATGCCATGATTACTACGTGTTCCGATCTGTCCTTTAGTGTGTCCAGTATGTGCACTTATGGTAGTAATGATGCCATCTGAGACTGATTGAACATCTAATCTTGCGTGTGAACTACCAGCTACATTAACTCTTGCGTTCCAACTTCCATTATTGCTAACGCTTCCAGTACTATTACCAAACGCATTATATGAATTTGTAAAACTGTAAGAACCTGATGCTGAGTCATTTGCGTCTGATCTTAAAAATGATGAACCATCAATACCATCTAATTGGTCAGCGTTAAGTCCAGATCCAGATCCAACGTTACCAGCATGCCAAATTTTGTACTTGCTAGCCCCCATTGACCAACCACCAACGGATAGTTCATTGGTATCAGCGTCTAATCCAAAGTAAAAAGCAAAATCTGAGCCAGAGTGGAACGCCATAAAAGCGTCATTACCTGAACCTGAGTTATAAACTTCTAGACCACCCATACTACCTGTACCACTAGCCATGTCGTCATGGTTACTAGTAGCGTTTCCTGAGAAAATAATTCTTCCAGTAGCAGTATCAGCAGCATCTGCTCTTATGAAACATCCATCATCAGCCCAAGTATTATCACCTCTCAAATAGCTAGAAGATGATCTGGTTCCTGAACTACCAAGTCTTGCAGATGCTACTGTCCCAGAATTTAAGTTGCTTGCATTTCCAGCAGTAAATCCTCCAGACGTTCCAGAAGCATTACCAGTTAGTCCTCCAATAAATTCGGTGGTTGTTAAAGCATTAGTACTAGGGTTATAACTTAATGCTCCATCAGTTTCTATTCCTTGTGTTCCTCCAGCACTGGAATCTACAAAAGCAAGATAAACATTTTCATTATTACCATTATTTGCCGTAACAGTAACACTTGTCGCTAATGCAGCCGTTCCACTTGCAGTTATATAACCAGCACCGTTAGTGATGGCATTGTTGTTCAAGGATATGTTTGCCGAACCATTAAACGATACACCTGCAATAGTTCTTGCATTTTGTAAGGTTGTAGCAGTAAGAGCGTTACCAGTACAAGATCCAGATGAACCAGATGTATTACCTGTTACGTTACCTGTTAGATTACCCACAAACGGTACAGAATTAACAGCAGTAATTGCACTACTATCAATAGACATATATTGAGTCTCACCTGCAATAAATCTTAATTGGTCACCATTATGATAATAAGCGATTCCACCCTGCTGACCATTATCAGTATCAGTAAAGTATATACCACCAGGATAAGCAGCAGCACATTGGAATGTCATTCCAGCATAATTTCCACTACCATGACCTACAACTAAAGTATTTGCATTAGAATGTGCTGCAGTAGTTGAATTAATATACGTTGTATTATTCTGTAAAGCACTACCAAGTGTATTAGAACCATTAGTGATAAAATTATCAGAAACTACAACTGTTCCACTAGCAGAATCGAGTATTAGATTTCCAGTAGATGTATCAATCTCATTATCACCACTATAAGCCAGTCTAATATTATTAAAAGTTGATGCTGCAAAGTCACCAAGACCAGAAATGTTTACACCAGCATTAATATCTAAAGCACCAGAAAATGTAGATATACCAGCAACAACCATTCCACCAGAAGTTACTCTAACTCCACCTCTTGCAGTTACAAGTCCTACAGAATCTATATTAGTTACATCTTCGTATGTTAATGTAGCACCTACACTTACATTACCCGTAAAGGTCGCATTAACAGCACTTATATTACCAGAAGCAGTAATTGCATTTATACCTGTAATATTAGTTGAGTTATCACCAACAATATTTCCATTCGCATTTATATTTCCAGCAGCAGTTACATTACCAGCAGCAGTTACATTACCATCAGCAGTTACATTACCATTAAAAGAAGCATTACCATTATCATAAATTGTCGAACCAGTACCTATAGGAGTATCAGCACCTAAAACATTTATACCTGCTGCTTCTACTCCTACACTATGAACATTCGTTGATCCTGTTTTAAAATTAGAAGCAGTTGCAATACCAGTAATAACAAGTCCAGTTGATGTTGCCTGAACTTTTGTAGTACCACCAACTTTCAATGATGAAGCATCTATGCCAGTTAAATTACCACCATCCCCACTAAAACTAGTAGCGGTTATAACTCCAGTAGCATTAACTCCATTAGGAAAATTAGGTGCACCTAACCCAGATTTATCCTTAATAGTATTTACATTAATCTGAGACATCGACTTCTATCTTTTTTCTAGTATTTATGCATGTACATTATATAGGTCAAGATATAATTTTTTTCCTTCCCCAATAGTAACAATTCCATCATCAATAACAAGTAAAGATGATTCTACAACAATATTAGCATCTTCAACAACAATAGTATCATCAAGATCTATAGACTGTGTTACTCTTGATATAGATAATTCAAAACTAGATTCTTGTATTTGTTCCATATAAAGTTAATCATCACCTACTACATCATAAAGATCAGCTATGACTTTCTTACCTTCACCAACTGTTACTGTAGCTCCATCATCAACTACAATTGTAGATCCTCCTACAACAATATTAGAATCTTCAGCAGCAACAGTATCATCAAGATCTATAGACTGTGTTACTCTACCAATAGAAAGAATAAATGGTGATGCTGTTCCATTAGAATAATTAATTACAGTACCTGCACTAGATCCTCCTCCTCCACCACCAGCAATACTAATATCAACAGTAGTTCCATTGACTGAAAATGTATTACCAGTTCCTACAAAATTAAGTTGAGTAATACCAACTCCTACTTGGGAACTAGCAGATTGAATACCAACTGATGATACGAATGTAGTGTTTATACCAGCATTTAAACCAACTGGTTCTATCTTTGTGAATGCCATACTTATGTCTACCTAACTTTTATTTATTAAAAATCATATACATTAAGAATAAAATCACCTGATGCAATTGTTAAATCTATATTATCATTAACTTTTACATCTTGATATTTAACATAAGTAAAATCATCACCAGTTACAGGTTCAATTGTAGAATTTGTTTCTACAGTACCCACATTTGCTAGTGATAAAACGTTCTTAAGAAATCCACTTTCACCTACAACATTTTCTCCAGATCCTCCACCACCTGCAATACTTACATCAACAGTAGTCCCATTGACTGCAAATGTATTACCAGTTCCTACAAAATTAAGTTGTGTTATACCAGCACCAATCTGAGTTCCTATAGATTGAATACCTATTTGTGAAGCACCATTGAATAATGTTGCTGTTGCAACTCCAGAAACATTTACATTATCTAACTCTGTATGACCATCTACATCTAAATCACCACCTACATTCAAATTCTTAACAATACCAACACCACCGTCTACCTTTAACGCACCAGTGGTGGTGTTAGTTGATTGAGTAGTATCATCAATATCTACATCATTGGCTATGTCAACATAGTTAAATAGTGCATTAGCTCTATGAGAAAATCCTATATTTGTTCCATCAATTGATCCATTATTAATATCAACATTTGCAAAGGTAGAAACACCAGATACATTAAGATTACCAGTACCTGAAATATCAAAACCATTTAGATCTAAATTACCACCTAACTCTGGTGTAGTATCCTCTACAAGATTCTGTATTCCAGCACCAGCAACACTTATGTCTATTGTATTACCAGAAAGATCAAAAGTATTTCCAGCACCAACAAAATTTAATGTTCTTACAGTACCAATACCAAGTCCACCTGATTGAATAGCAACAACAGGATCACTATCAACAATGGTAACAAGACCAGTTCTTCCTTGAAATCCAGTTACACCATAATCCTTACCAGATGGTGCAGCATATCCAACATGTCTAACATTTATTTTAGCTCCAAGTGATGGTGCTGCAGTAAAGGTTAAAATATTACCATCAACAGAATAATCATTAGAATTACTTGCACCTATTGGTTGTTTAACAAGACCATCAATAGTTACTAATATAGCACTATTATCTGGAACAGTTTGAGAAAGTGTAAAATCAACTGTTGCACCATCGCCAATAAAATTATCAATTTTATTATCATCTATATCAAAAGTCTTAACCGAATCCGCAATAATACTTCCCCAGAATGTAAATGTTGATTCTGGTGCCTCACTAAAAACAATAATATTACCTGGATTTACAAGAGTAAATCCATTAGAAGGTTCTATTCCAGTATTATAGGGTTGTTGTAGTACACCATTAATAGAAATATTAAGTTGAGTTGCAGCAATAACATTTGTATGTGTTGTTCCATCATGAAATGTTGCTTTAAATTTTTTATTTACACCATCAAAAGCAGCAGTAACTGAATGATTACCTGAGTTACCTAAACTTGATAAATTTATTGAAGTACTAGTTAAAACATCTGCAGCACTTCCTGCTAATTTAATTCTATCGTTTCCATCTTTTATAATATAATATGCACTAGTATTTGTAAGTCCCCCAATATTATTACCTGCACCTTTACTATAAGTAATTCTTTGACCATTAACAAATCTATGTGAAGGTATCTCGATGCTATCGTTAGCAATATCAACTATTAATGATGAAGATCCATCAAAAGTAGCAGTATAAGACTTTATATCATCAAGAACTTTAAAGTTACTTGTTGAATTACCTAGATAATGGTCATTGCCGATATATGGCATTTATTTAAAGACTATAGTTATTATTATTTATATTGTAGATCCGTATCCTATTTGAGGTATCCACATTTTATCAATGTCTCCAGATGTGGTTCCAATACCAACACCTCCACTATTATATTTCCAACCTATACCACCGTCTGTTGATGCTACCCCAACAAATCCAGTAGGTGGATTCCACTTATCTGTATCTCCATCCCATTCTACGGTATTATCAACAATATTAGTTGTTGTGTTTATGATTTGATAATTAGACATTTTTAATCCAATTTTTAATTAATATTATTATAGCATTAAATTATATTTAGGTCTATCAGGGTATAGATACCTCTAGATATATGATAGACTGTGATGTCATTCAACAAGAATTTTTTGCCTTTATATCAATTTAATGCAATAGAACAAGCAATTAATAAAGATATTGTACATATAAAGGAACTAGCATTTCAAACAGAAGAAGAACACAAATACTCCCCAGATTGGGAAGAACAAATATCAAGTAAAGCATTAAGTCTACTATTAGATGATCCAACAAATCCTATTCCCTACCATGAAACATCCAGAAAAATATCTATAAAAGAAAAGAAATCGAAAAATAAACGAAATTACCCTTCTTTAGTTTTAACACAAACATTAAAAGATATTTTCCCTGACTATGAACTTCAGCAAAGTGGATGTTTCTATTATCCAAAAGGTGGTTTTATGGGATGGCATACAAATGCCGATACAAAAGAAGACAGACTCTATATAACTTTTGCTGAAGAAGATAAACAATCTTTCTTTAGGTATTATGAAAATGGAAATATTATCACTGATTATGATGATAAAGGTATTACTATTCGACGTTTTTCAGTTGCAGGAGGACCACCTTTCTTTTGGCATTGTGTGGGAAGTAATACTAATCGTTTTAGTATTGGGTATAGACTTCATCCAATCCCACGATAAACTTCATGATTTTTTTATAAGTAAAGACATAGAATGATCCATATGTAATACCATTATTTTGCATCTTCCTTATTCTATGTTTTCCATCAATCATCCTATACTTTTTATTATAAGGATTAGGTGCATTTAATACAACAATACCTGGAATATTAATGTCACATTTTGCATAACGCTCACCATTACAGCATGGACAATTTATAGATTCTCCCTTTGACAAATGCATTCCTTTCCATCCTATTTCATCAATTTTTATTTTCTCTAATCTTTTTTCTTTTAAAGCTGGTTTTAGTCTTTCTAAATAAATTCTACCTTCAATTCCATCAAAACTCCAATCACCATAAACAGGACAAGATATCTTGGCACTATGACATCCAAATAGTGTATGTTCACTCATTAAATTACATATATATCAACCTGTCCTCTGGCTCCATTTCCACCGTTACCACCTTGTCCTCCTGCACCACCACCACTTGGAATAGACCCATTCCCTCCAGTATTTCCTCCAGTTCCTCCATTTCCTGCTACAACACTATTCCCACCACTATGGTTTCTTCCACCGCCACCGCCACCGCCAAAGAAAGAGTTTCCTCCAGGCCCAGAAGTAGAATTATTATGAACGCCACCGCCACCGCCACCAAAATATGCAGCAGCAGCAGCACCAAAGTTGTAACCAGTAATACTATCATCACCCTGAATAGGAATTTTACGTCCAGCAAGACCTCCTAAATTGCTGGTACCAGTTCCCCAGAATCCTCCACCATCACCTGCTGTTTCAGCATATGATCCTGTACAAGTACCTGGTGCTCCTCCATAAGCTGTTACAAGACTTCCGACTGACGTATTTCCTCCAGCACTACCATTAGCATAATAAGATCCCGATCCACCACTACCTCCACCTCCTATAGTTACTGAATAACTAGAACTTAAACTACTTAAAGGTGCAGCATAGAAAGCACCAGCACCACCGCCACCGCCACCACCTCCGCAGAAATGTTGACTATATCCACTTGTTACACATAAGTAAGTTTTACTACCTCCACCACCACCAGCATGAGCAAAAATAACAACAAAAGTACCTGTTGATGGTTTAGTCCAAGTTCCGCTACTTGTAAAACGAGTATGTTGAGCACCTCCTAGTGCAGACCATATGGGTTGGGCAGATGAACCTTGACTAGTTAATACTTCACCTAATGATCCAAAATTACGAGAAGCGACATGTCCTATTCCAAAAGCACCAGACCTATTAACACTAAATCTTTCAGTGCCTGTATTCCCTGTTGGAGTTGCTTGATCAATAATTCTCCATACAGAATTAGCACTGGTACTTCCATAAACATCATTTGCATATGATTCAACACCTTGAGAGTCTTCAAATTGAAGATGACCACCTTCTAGAGTTGTACCAGTTCTTTTAAGAAGTGTCTCACCTGCATTGTTTACTCTAAATCTTTCTGTTCCATCTATTTCAACTTTAAAATATCCATTTGTTCCAGTATCAACTACTTCCGCAAGTGTATTGAGCTCAAATATCTTATCTGAGGTTCCTGTACCTGAACCTGGATTTCCAGGATTTCCTTGTGGTCCTTGGTTTCCTTGAGGACCTTGGTTTCCTTGATTTCCTTGTGGACCTTGTGCTCCTTTGTTGCCTTGATTACCTTGGTTTCCTTGATTTCCCTGTGGACCTTGTGCTCCTTTATTACCTTGGTTTCCTTGGTTTCCATCATTTCCTGGAGTTCCATCATTACCAG